GCGACGATGTCGGCGATGCGGGATGCGGTCGCCTTGCCAAGCCTGAGTGCGTGCCAGTCGGCGGTGCCCTGGACAATTTCCGTCACTTGCGCCCCCTCTTGGCTTCGAGGGCGCGGACAACTTCCACGAACCGGGCGGCGGGGATCTCGGCGACGCTCGGGATCTTGACGTAGGCGAGGAAGCGGCGCGGATCGGCGCCGACCTCGTCCATCAGTTCCCGCACCTCGGCAGCCTGCTCGTCGCTGATGCAGACCGCACCGCCACTGGCCGCACCGTCGTCGTCGCGATCCTCCTTGAGGCGGCTGGTGAGGTTCAGAAGTGCGGCTGCGACGTAACGCTTACCGTAGCTGGTCGATGAGCCGATGGCCTGGACGGCGTTCTTGCTGCCCGACGTATCTGCGGGCAGTTCGATCATCGTCCGCTCGCTGTGGCCTTCCCTGTGCATCAGGGCACCGGTCACGGTGAGGCGATCGCCTGCACGGCCAACCTCAAAGCGCAGTCCGAAACCGTGCTTGGCGAGCACCGGCTTGATGGCGTCGTTCACGTCCTCCCAGAGGGCGTAGGTGATGTTGCCGTGGCCCTTGCCACGCTCGGCGATCGAAGGAATGTCGGCCTGCATGTCGGCGAAGGCGGAAGCGAATGCGGCGCTGGCCTTCTGAGCCGTCATCCGCTCCTGCATCGCCATCAGGCGCTCAAGTTTGTCGATGTCCACGTTCGGGTCACGAGCGGCCCGCTCGATCATCGAGAACATGGCCGCACTCTCGGACTGGACGGTCGGCGCCGGGACGCGATCCGTCTCGTCCACGCTTGCGATCTGCTGTGATGCGGACATGAGCCTACTTCCTCCGCTTTTCTGCGAGGGCAGCGCGCCCTTCCAAAATTTCGATTGACCTGAGCCGCTCGGCTTCAATCCATGCTGAAGCCTTGCCGCGAGCCTCATCTGCCGAGCTTCCGTAAAACCCGACCGATGTGCCTTCGCGCCAGACATTGCCGCCGGTCGGCGACTTGCTCTCGGCATATTCCTTGGCGATAGCCCGAGCGTAGAATGCGACCGCTTCGGATGCGGGCTCTAAGGTCTGATAGGTCCGAATGATGATGCTCACGGGGTCAGGCTCCCGCAGGGCTGGCGAAGCCGGAGAAGCCAGCGTCAGGGGAGGGGTGGAATGTCGGCGCAGTCTTGGCGCACAGCGGCTCAGCGAAGGCGCGGATGACCTCGCATCGAGCGCTGATCAATTCGGCCGACAGCATCTCAAGACAGCCCTGCGCCGTATTGATCGTCGCCAGTGCCGTTGCGCGGGTCTGCGTGCCATCGGTTAATCCCTCACGCATCCGCATCACGTTGCCGATGAGGCGGTGCATGTCGTCTCGCCAATGGTGCAGGGTGTCGTTGTTGATGGGCATGGGAGCCTGGACAGGTGTGAGGGGCAGGAGCCGGCGCAGAAGCGTCATGTCGTCGGCTGCGGATGCGAAGTCGGGGAGGATCATGGGCCGCCCCCGTTCGGTCAGGAGCGGGAAGGCGGGGCGCTATGGCCCCAGCGCTTGTTGCCGTAGGCCCAGGCAAGGCCGCCGAGGACGAGCGGGGCGAGCATGACGAGGACGGCCATCACAGGCCCTCCATCATGCGATTGTCGCGGGCGGCCTCAGCGCGACGCTCTTCGGCGTCGGCGAGATCGCTGTCGTTCTGCTGGCGAGCGTGCGCGACTAGGTTGTCGAGCAAGTCGGCGTCGGCCTCAATCCAGTCGGAGAGCCAAGCCGGAATGGGGAAGTGCTTGCCGTAGCGAGATAGGTGTAACGCCGTGATCTCGGCGGTCGCGGCCTCCGGCGGCTCGTCCCAAGAACCCTTAAAGCCAGGGTGGAACTCGTACTCAATGACGAGCCCGAAATCCTGATCGGCGCCGTCAAAGAGAGAGATGCCGAGGCCAGAGATGAAGGTGCGGGGCTTTGCCATGGCTCAAGCCGCCTTCTGCGAAGCGGGGGCGCTGATGCCGTCGATGGCAGCGAGAAGGGCGCGAGCGGCGCGGTGCTGACCGCGGGTCTCGGCGTCTTCGATTGGCTGAGCGAGGTGCTGCGCTGCGAGGGCGTGGAAGCCGTCTAGCAGGGCGTTGTAGGCGCGAGAGGCGGCAACAGCCTCGTCGGGGTCCGACACGCTGTCTGCATGGTCGTGAGCAGCATCGCAGGCCGAAGCCCAACAGCCATAATCGCCCTCGCCGATCTCACCGAAGTGGTCTGAGTGAAGGGCGTAGCCGTCGCGGCTGCGCTCGATACGATAGCCGGCGGGAAGTGTGAGAGAGACGGCCATGATCAGCCCTCCCCAGCAAGAGAAGCCATCAGAGCAGCCTCAAGGGCGGCAATGGCTTCGTCGGCGGTCAGGGAGCCGGTAGCGCGAGCCTGGTTCTCGGCGGTGAGGCTGGCGACAATCTCGGAAGGGGTCTGGGAAGAAGGCATCGGGTGGCTCCATCAGCGCGTTGCCGATGAATCCTTGTAGCGATAGGCGCTACATGCCGTCAAGCGTCCGTAGCGAGAAACGCTACAATTATTTTCGGGACGCCTTTGCCGCAGGCCCGATATCAAGCAAGGTCCGGTACACGCGGCCTATGACGCGGTAGGGCACGTCTAGCAGGACCGGGCCATGGTCGCGGTTCGTGCTGTACGGCGAGAAGTAGTCCGGGTACTCGCGGAAGCGCTTGTAAGTTGTGCCGGCCTCGCTCTCTAACGAAACGACATAGAAGCCGCCTTCGACCAGGCGCGTGTCGGCCCGATTGACGAAGATCACAGAACCGGCCGGCGAGACCAGGTCCATGCTGTCGCCCTCTACGGTAAGGGCGAACCAATTGCCCGGCGGCAAATCGCTGGCAACGACGTAGCGCTCTACGTCCTCGGGCCGTACGGCTTCGCGCGGGCTAAGATTGCCGGCGCTGACGAGTGTATCGAGCAGGGGCACTTTCGTCAGGCCGTCCGCATTCTCCATCGGAGCCGGAAAGCCTGTCGCCTCTTCGATCGCCAGCATCTCGTCGCCAGACACGGCGCGCTTGCCTGAGACCATCTTGTTGACGGCAGCTCGGTCAATCGCACGGCGCAGTTTCTCTGTCAGGCGCCGCGAAAGCTCAGCCTGGCCCATCCCTGAATGCTTCAGGGCGTCTGCGACCCATTCGTTCAACATGGGATGGCCGTAGCGCCTATCGCGACGCGCGTCGGTGATTAAGTTCGCTACGGGGTCTTGCGGAGACGTAGCGATACGCGCTACACGTTCGATATGGAACCCGCTGCTTCGATAGTCCGAGCCCTCGGAGGGCCATCCAAAGTCGCCGAGATCGCCGGTGTCCACCGGACGCGCGTCTCGAACTGGATGCGCCCTCGCAGCAAGGGCGGAACAAACGGGTTCATTCCTCACCGACACGTTCAGACGCTTCTGTCGTACGCGGTGAAGCACGGCAAGGATGTGTCGGCGGCCTCCTTCGTAAATGCGGTGGCCGCATGAGCCAGAGCCGCAAGGGCATCTCTCTGCCCGACCTCAGCATTCTGTTCGGCCCTGACCCTGATGGGCAGGAAACAAAAAACGGCGCGTCCGCCGAAGCAGCGCGCCGTGAGGTAGTTGCAATGGAAGCTATAGCATACGTGCCGCAGCCTTTGAAGGCCGAGCGGTTTGAAACTCTTCGCGTAGCCCTGAGTGCGAAAGATTACGTTCGAGAGGGCTTCGTCCGCTTCAGCGCCGCGCAGGCCGCCTTGGTTCTGCGTGAGTGTCGTTACGTTCGCCAGACGCGAGACCTTCGTCTCGGAGGTCAGAACCAGATCAAGGTCCTCGCCGACATCATGCGCCGCAACCAGTGGCGCTCTCGCGACCAGATGGACTTTGCGCTGCTGGGCGGCACCCTGATCTTGCTTAACGGACACCACCGTCTCGCCGCTCAATCTCTCTGCGGAGCGGCCATCGAATGGTCTGTGGTGATCCACCCATGCGATACAGATGAGGACGTTGAGAAGCTGTTCTACAGCTTTGATACCAACGTGCGCATTCGTTCGAACGCAACGATCCTCTCTGCTGCGAATGCCGCAGATCTGATGGGTGTCACGGCCACCACGGCCGAGGCGCTTTACCGCGTAGCCCCGTTGCTGGCGGCGAACTTTGACTTCACTCGCGCTGCCCTTGATCCTGTCGTGACTCGTGTCGTTGATCGCCGAATTGAGATCATGAAAGCGGTTCAGGCGGAGGCGCTTGTCTGGGAGACCGCCGTCAAAAATGCGCCGAAGCTCGTCAAAAAGCGGCTGCGCACGCAAGGCGCTCTTGCTGTAGCACTCATTACTCTTCGTCATTCTCGCGAACGAGCGTTGTCGTTCTGGTCCGGCGTCGCCGAGAACAACGGTCTCTTCAAGGGAGATCCGCGACATACTTATCTCGCCGCCTTGATGACAGAGAATATGGGCGGGTCTGTTCAGCATACAGCACGACAGGCGGTTACTGCTTGGAACAAGTGGTACGTCGATAAGCCGCTCACCGTCATAAAATACCGAGAGGATACGCCACTTCGCATCCTCGGCACTCCGGTCGGGCGCTAAGTTATGGAGGCCCGCGACATCTCCCTGGCGAAGCTGCGCATCCGTCAGGATGCCCGGCCCGTTGATACGAAAGCACTTGGTGCTCTTATCGAAAGCGTTCGCGAGATCGGCTTTACGAGTTCGATCTTGGTTCGACCGAAGATTATCTTCGAGAGCGGACGTGAAGCCGGGGGCTTTGAGATCGTCGCGGGTCGTCACCGCTTCGAGGCGGCTCAGCAACTCGGCATGGACACTTTGCCCTGCCGAGTGTGCGACCATGACGATCTGCATGCTGAACTGGCAATGCTGGATGAAAACCTGCGACGCGCTGGGTATGGTTCGCCTGCTCTGGATGCGCAGGCGATTTCTAGGCGCAAAGAGCTCTACGAAATCTTGCATCCAGAAACCCGGAACGGCGGTTCCGGTAATGGGCGCGAGAAGCTTCGCCAAGTTGGCGAAGCTAATTCCGCTGAGCGCTTCTCGGCAAGCACGGCCTCGGCGACCGGCCGTAGCGAACGATCGGTGCAAAGGGACGCTGAGCGTGGATCGAAGATTAGCGAACGTGCCGTGCAACTTGTGGCCGGCACCCATCTGGATAAAGGCTCGTTTCTTGATAGCATCAAGTCTCTTGGTCCGAAGGAGCAGGAAGCTCGCATCCAGCGAGAGCTTGCCGCGCCACGCAAGCCTGTAAGTCCTGCGCCTGAGCCTCGAAATGAATTCGAGAGTGAACAGGTCTGGTTGACAAAGCTGGTGAAAACTTTCGAAGCGGCACCAGGTGAGTGGCGCGAGCGCGCCCGCGATGTTCTTTACCCTGACGTGCCCGTGATGGATCGGAGGCACGGCTAGATGCGTCCCCAGCCCATCATTGAAACGACTGCTGACGGCACCCACAAGGCCGTTGGCATCGGTATCGTCCGCAACGGCTGCTACGCCAACGTGAGCATCACGGAAGCCCGACGCTGGCGGAAATCTGTTCACCTTACGCGATCCGAGCTCGTCCGGTTCTGTAATGCAGGGCTCGACTTCGCTGCTGCCATGCCTGTTGAGCGGGAGGTCTGAGTGGCCGGCTACATCCCTTTCCAGTTCGTCCGACCGATCATGCACCGCGGCCCCGTGCCGATGCCGGTTGTCGATATCGCGCTGATCAGACCCGTTGAGGCGCCGGAGCCGGTCGAAGTTGCGGCAGTTCCGCCATCCAGTGGGCCGGTCGCGGTTCGTGATCCTGCGCTTCGAGCCTACACCGGAGTGACGACGAGCATGGTGCGCGAGATGCGCGACCGTCGTGCTGCTGGACAAAGCCTTTCGGTGATCGCGAAGGCAGTCGGCGTCACCGACCCGACTGTCAGACGGTACACCAAAGACATAGCTCCGCCAGAGGGCGGTTGGAGCAATGGCGGGCATCACACGAAGTTGCCGATGGATGCCGTCCGGCGAATGCGCCGTGCCGGCTTCACGTACAAGGAGATCGGCGAGAACTTTTCCTGCTGCCCGACCTCGATTTGGCGGCTGCTCAATCAGCCACGGCGAAGCACAGCCGGAAGGCGCAAGCCGGTCCATCGCTCTTTGGAGCAGGTCAGTCGCGTCACCGGGTACACCGCAGCGCAGATCCGCAAAGACCGCGAGGGTTGTGGTGGGCGCTCTAAGGGTGAGATCGCCAAGGCTAGAGCCATCCTGTTCTGGCTGGTGATCCGTAAACGCAGGGTGTCGTCGGTCAACGCCGGCCGTTCTCTTGGCGGCTTCAATCATACCAGCGCCTTGCATGCCGTTAAGCGGGTCGATGCTGTCATTGCGCATGCGGGCATATCTACCGAAGGCATGGTGACAACGCTCGTTCGGCAACTTTGGGCCTTCGATTGGTCCGAGGCTGGCGTCTGATGTTGCCGTCCTCACCGCTTTCCCCCCTGTATCCGCCATCCGTACCGGCGGAACAGGGCATTCATCTTGGCGCGGCCTTCAGCCTCCGCCTTGGTCGTAGCGTCGCTCGGATTGCCGTCCGTGGCGCGCTCACTCTCACGCGGGCGATCGTACTGGCTTGCCGGCCGGTAGCGCTTCCCGCTCGCTCTGACGGCACGCTCATGATCCAGCCCGGACCACGCGCCGTCACTCATGTTGCCTGCCGTTCTGCGTACCTCCGTGCTCACTGCGATCACCTCCGCGTCGAGGATCACTCGACACGATCGGAGACTGCAGGTGCGCAAATTCTCTCTGCCCTTCCGCAAGCCCCCTTTGCAGAGCCCGCAAATGGTCACCGCTGAAGTCCTTCATGCCAAAGCGCTTTCCAGCGAGCTCTTGCGCTGGGAAAGCCGCGGGCCGGGCGACACAGAAAACGCAATGCGGCGTGTCGCTCGTCGTCATGGCATCGACTACGGGGCACTGTGGTCGCTGCGATACCGCGCGCCCAAGCGGATCTGGGCCGATGTCGCCAATGCAATCTCGGCTGCCTACGACGCCGAGGTCGAACGCCAGCGGGAGAAGCTAAAACATGCCGCGATCACCGCCGAGCAGACGTTGGGCGCTAATCACCCTTCGGTTCGAAGGGCTCAGGCTTTGGTTCGACGTACAGCTCGCGCGCCTGCGCCGCTGGTGGACGCGAAGCGGAAACGACTGATCCCCTTGGAGGATCGCGTCTGATGGCGATCCTCCCCGACTTCATGATCCGCGAGCTTCGCGTCGGCGATGGCCGCCACGTCGTTGTCCCGTTCCTTGAGCGGACGGTCGTCAACGGCATGTCAGCCGGCGTCAGCCACGCGGGCTACGACATCCGGTCAAAGCAAGGCGCCAAGCTCGCGCCCGGCGACTTCGTGCTGCTGTCGTCCGTCGAGCATTTCGTCATGCCGAATGATTGCATCGCCACGGTGCGGGACAAGAGCACCTGGGCGCGGCGCGGGCTGTCGGTCTTCAACACCGTCATTGAACCCGGCTGGACCGGATACCTGACGATCGAGGCCGTCAATCACGGCCCGCAGCCGGTCAAGATCCAGGCCGGCGATCCCATCGCGCAGATCATCTTTGAGCAGATGATGTCGCCTCCCGATCGCAGCTATTCGGGAAAATACATGGATCAGCCCGACTGCCCCGTCGCCGCATTGGACGAGGTGTTGGCATGACCGACCGCCTCAGCAACGGCTTCGTCTGCGTGCCGGTCGGCACTGGCACCGCTGTCCTTACCTTCGGCACCGAAGGCGATGAGATGGTGATCGACCTGAAGGCGCCAGGCTTTCCGCGTGCTTCTGTTCGCCTGAGCGTCGCACTCGGGACTGAGCTTCGCGAACGCTACCTCGAATGCCTCGGCAACGCTCAGGCGGAAGCCGACGCGAAGGCGCGAAAGCGCGCCGCTGCGATGGACGAACTAATCGCTCTCTCTGCCGACGAAATCTGATCTTCACTTCGGAGGCCCGATGGTCATCAAGCGCCAGACCTATCCGCGAGTCCGTACCGGCCGTGCCATGCCGGAGGCGGTCATCCAGCGCTCGATCGTTCGCTACCTGCGCACGGTGCTGCCGGCTGGCTTTCTCGTCGTGGCTGTGTCGAACAACCCGCGATCGGCCATCGCTGGCGCCCGTGAAAAGGGCATGGGCATGCTGAAGGGCTGGCCCGACCTCGCCGTCTATGGCCGCGGATCGGACGATCGCCCCTTCGCTGGCTTCATCGAGGTGAAGGCGCCCGGTGGCTACCTCCGCCCCGAGCAGCGCGACACCCTTGATCGCCTTCAGGACTGCGGCCACCCGACTGCCGTTGTCCGTTCCATAGAGGACGCTCAACGCGCCGTCATCGCTTGGGGGCTGCCGTCGAAGGATGTGACCGTCAGTGGTCAGCAGGTGTCGGCATGACCGCCCCCTTGCGCGTCCTTGATCTGTTCTCTGGCATCGGCGGCTTCAGCCTCGGCTTGGAGCGGACCGGCGGCTTCAAGACCGTCGCCTTCTGCGAGATCGAACCCTTTCCCCGCCGCGTGCTGGCGAAGCATTGGCCCGGAGTCCCCTGCTATGACGACGTGCGAACCCTCACAGCCGAACGTCTCCGCGCAGATGGGATTTGCGTGGATGTCATCTGCGGAGGTTTCCCCTGTCAGGACATCAGCGTCGCGGGACCAGGTGGTGGACTGGCGGGCGCGCGCTCGGGCCTATGGTCTGAAATCGCCCGTCTTTCTGGCGAGCTTCGACCCCGCTTCGTCATCGTGGAGAACGTCGCAAACCTGCTTGGTCGCGGGCTTGGAACCGTTCTCGGGGACTTGGCCTCGCTCGGGTATGATGCGGAGTGGCACTGCATACCGGCTGCCGCCGCTGGCGCGCCGCATGACCGAGACCGCTTCTGGCTCGTGGCCTACCCCAACTGTTCCAAATGGGGGGCGTTCAATCCCGCCGAGGAGCGAGTGGCGCGGTCGGACGCCCTATCACAACGGCAGCAAGGTTCAGATCGATCTAGCGCAGGCCGTCAGGATGTGGCCGACGCCAACGATCTGCGGAAACTACAATCGGAAGGGGGCGTCGAAAACGTCGGGCGACGGGCTGGCGACAGCGGTCCGATCGTGGCCGACGCCGACTGTTCAGTACGCATCAAACAACGGCGGCCCCTCGCAACTATTGCGGAACAGCTTGCCGCTCAACGCCACCGTGGGTGGCCCGTTGAACCCGACGTGGGTCGAATGGCTCATGGGGTTCCCGGCAGAGTGGACCGCCTTAAAGGGCTCGGCAACGCTGTCGTCCCGCAAATCCCGGAGCTGATCGGCCACGCCATCCTCGCCTCTCTCGCTCATCGGGAGGCCGCATGACCTTCGACACCCATCCCGCCTTCCGCCCTGACCGTCCCCGCTCCCTACAGCGTGACGACCTCAACGCCATCCGCGCTGTGTGTCCGCTAGAGGCTGCTGAAGCCTGCAACGCAGTTTATCGCGCTCAGCACGACGAAGCTGCTGTGCCGGCCGCTCTGGCAGCCCTGGAGGCCCTTCCTCTCCCTGTCCAAGCCAAGATCCACACGGACAGCCTCGCATTCCTGGCAGCCTATTCGGCGCCCATCACACAGACACGGAGGCGGGCAGCGTGACAGTGATCGCCACCGCGCTGGCTGCGCTGATTGAAGCCGGGCTGCAGGGTGAGGCTCTGGTGGCCGCGATCGGTCGGATTGAGGCGGCGCAGATTGCGTCGCAGCAGCCGGTCAAGACCGCTCGTCAAGAAAGAAACGCCCGCTACTACCAAAATCGCAAAGCGAGAGAGGCCGGCGGTGATGCGCCTGAAACCGTCTTAATTAAGACGCTTAAGACGAATTCAGACGAGCAAAAAGAAGGTCCCCAGACCCCTAAGAAAAATACTACCCTTCAAAATTCTACAGCGGGCGAGCCGAAGCGGTCGAAGCGGCAGAAGCCGGAAGGCATCCTCTGCCCTGACGACTTCCGGCCGACCGAGAAGCACTACGCCAAATGCGATGCCGAGGCTGTACCGCACTCGGTTGCTGATGAAACCTGCCGAAGAATGCATCGCTGGTCGCATGAGCATGCCGACCGCGATGTCGCTTGGAAGGCCAATTGGTCCCTGGCGCTTCATCATTTCCTCGAAACCGAGATCGAGAAGTTCAAGCGCGGCCAATCTGCGGCCCGTGCATCGCCTGGCGGCAAGTCATCTCGGAATGGAGCCCTTTCCCGCGCTGCTGACCTCGTAGGAATTCCCAATGAACAGCGTCCAGCATCATCGCCAAGCCGAGATATGTTCACCGTCATTGACCACGAGAACAATGGCCGACCTGACCGGCAAGTTTACGAACCGGCTGGAGGACAAGCCCGGGGATTTCCGCAGGAAGCTCATCTCCGCCTTATTAGCGCCTACGGCCGTTGAGCGGGCGGCGCTGGAAAGCCGGCACGCCGAGCTGATGGCATCCCTGACGCCGACGCCCGGCAAGACCGCCACCGACGTTATCGTGCTGCTCATTGCGGGTGCCCCGGCCTTCGGCATGTCTGAGCGCGAGGCGGACATGAAGGCACTGCTCTACGCGGAAGCCCTTCGCAAGGAGCCGACGTGGGCGATTGAGCGCGCTCGCCAGCGCTTCGCGACCGGAGACTGGTCCTGCCCCTGGAACGGCACTGGTTGCCCTTCCTCGGCTAACGTCGTGGCCGAGTGCCGAGAGATCACGCTGCCGATCGAAGCCGAGATCCACAGGATCGGACAGATCCTTAGCGCCGAGATGGTGGACGGCGGGACGACCGATGAAGAGCGGCAGGACGCCTTGGACGTCTGGGCGAAGCTCAAGACCGAGATCGGCGCCAGCAACGTCCTGAGCGAGCGCACTCCTGAAGAGATCACCCGCGAGCGCAACGCCATGGCGGAAGCGAACACGCGCTTTCGCGCTCGTGAGGCGGCGCACAAGGCCGCGGTGGCCGCGCAGGCGCCGGAGGGCGCAGCGTGACCGACCGCCTCCACATCACCGATCACGCCCTGCTCGGGTGGATGGAACGGCGCCACGGCCTCGACATCCCAACGTGGCGCAACCTCATGCGGGATGAGGCCGAGGCTGCGGTTCGCCGATTTCATCCGACGATGCAGCCGACTGGCTCGGCCTTCGTCGTTTCTGCCGAGGGCAAGGTCGTCGGCTACTGCGAGGACGAGTTCCGCAAATCGTACCTGCTTGGCCGCAGCCTTATCTTCGTGCCGCGGCCACCTGCTGCCGATCCCACCGCTTTGCCGAGGGAGGAAACGACATGCCGAGCCACCTGACTGAACGTCGCTTCCGTGCTCGCGCCACGCCGCAGCACAACGCCATCCTGCCGACAGAGGTGCCGATCCCAGCGCACCTGCGGAATTACGTGCCCGCCATCGAGGCCGACTTTCTGCGGTGGTATGTGTGCGGGACCGTTCCGCAGGGCGAGCGCCGCGCTGGCGAAAGCCTCCGGCGCGAGACCGAACGCCTCAAGGCTCGGGGCCGGGCTCCTTTCGTAACCTACGCACCCTGCGCCACGGCTTGGCAAAAGCGGAAGCGTGGTTCGCTGGATTTACCCCGGCGAGAGGTGCAAACGCCGATCGTGCGAAGCTACCTGTTTATTGGCATCTCGCACGGTATCACAGGCGACCACCTCGGCATCATGTCCGAACGCAACAGCGAGCGCCAGAACCGACACGGGCTGTCCTCTGTGCTCGGGAGTTCCACCGGCATCCCCATCGCCCTGGGCGGGGCTGCAATCGGATTTCTGAGCCGGCTGGCTGAGGACGAGCGGCAGGCTGGGCGGCATCGCACGGTTGGTGAGGCCAAGTATGCCGCCGGGGACCGCGTCGAGGTCGCGAACGGTATCATGGCCGGCCACTCGGCGCTCATCATGGGCGTGGACGACCTCGCAGGCCGCATGCTGGCTGAGGTCGAGCTATTCGGCCGGATGACGCCGATCGAACTCTCGTTTGACGACTTGGCGAAGGCGGCTTGACTTACGACTCAGGGCATATATCTTCCTGCGCGCGTGCCGAAACTAATACTAACAAAAGACGGCGCAGGAGAGCCCGAGTACGCCCTTACGGCGGAAGAGGCTTCTTGCGTCGGGGGTAGTCCCCCTAGAGTTTCACAGTTCGGATGCAGTTGAGTCGTAAGGCCAACTCCCACTGGCTAGGTGCCGCCTAGACATCCGATACCCATCAGGCGGCGAGGGCCTTGGAGTGCAGATGCCTGCGCTCGGTCCGTGGAAACTTGGCCTTCGGAGCGTGCCCCCGGGAAGGCGCTCCACTCCCGACATCGGGGCCGCCTGACAGAGTTCGAAGGGGAGGCGCGGGACACCGCGTGACATTGGCGCGTAGGCCGGGGTCGGATTCCCAAGGCGCCAGCGAAAGAATACGGCCCTGCCGAGCGCAAGTTCGGTCCCCTTCGATCCTCACCATCAGCACGTAAGGAAGGCGAGGGGATGATCACCATTTTCGGCGTTCCAGTCTTCGGCGTGATTTTGCCGTTCATCGGCCGGCGCACGATCCCGCTCAATGGCGATGGGTCGGTGGTGGATACCGGTCAGTACGACATGACCGAGGAAACGGGCGCCTACTACACACGTCCGATGGTTTTTGAGTGGCTTGGCTTCGGGTGCGGCCTCGGCCCGGCGCTCGTCTACAGCGCCAGAACGAATGAGCCCGTTGACCCGCCCTGGCTCGCTGTTGAGGGCGCCTGATGTCGATGGGCCGCGACAAGGTCATTATGGCTCCGTATCGGCTTTCGCCGGAGACGGATCGTGATCTGCGCCGGGTTCGGCAATCGCCGCGTAGCCATGTCGACGTGCAAGCGGAACGTCGCAATCGAGCGGCTCGATATCGCGCCCGGCTTCGATGACCCCCACCGAACTCCAGTTTCTCCGCCTCTGCGCCGCCGTCTACTGCATGGGCATCACCCTTGCCTGTGAGCGGGCAGATGCGTGGCTGGCAGGGGTGGAAGGGAAGGGGAGGTGATGGCGCTCATCAATCGCCTTATCGCCGAAGCAAAGGCTGGACCGAGCCCGGTGGTTACTGTCCGCGAGCATGAGGTCCGCAAAGTCGCTGAGCATATGCGTAAGCTCAGGCACGACGGCCTACCGGTCGATGATTACGTGAGGCTCTTGTGCGCCGGAGAGGTCCGCATGCTCGGCAATCCGGTTGTCGTGTTGCCCGAACCCAAGCTCTACACCCCCGAACCCCAAACCGCAGAAGACCGCATCGCCACACAGCGGCAGACTAAGCCCGTGTCGGATAAGTGCGGGATCACCCGAAGACGACGAGTGACGCGCTAAGGAGGCCGCATTGGCTCAGAGACTTTTCCCGCTCCGCCGCGCGCGTCAGGTCGTTCCCGGCGGCGCCACGAGCCAAGGCAGCGGCGGCGTGCTCGTCGCGTGCTCTGCTGATGGTTGGGTGCGCCTGAACCTGGCGAGCGGCGACTTCATCGACATCTACGCCAAGGCCGGCACGCAGTTCATCCCCGACATCCACGTCAACGGCGTCGGCAGCGCTTCGGCCTTCACGCCGCTGGCCACAAACGTGGTCGTGAACGTCTGCGACTACTGAGCACCCAATGACCGGACGGCCTTCCAGTTTCACGCAGGCAATAGCGGACACGATCTGCGAGCGTATGGCTGAGGGCGAAAGCCTCAGGCTGATCTGTCGTGATGATGCGATGCCTGCTCGGTCGAGCGTGTTCCGTTGGTTGCGGGAGAATGAGGCGTTCCGGGACCAGTACGCGCAGGCGCGCGAGGATCTGTTCGAGACCTGGGGCGAGGATGTCTACGAGACCGCTCTCACCGCGGCACCTGAGGACACGGCCCGCGCCCGGCTGCTCGTAGACACCCGCAAGTGGCAGCTTTCGAAGATGGCGCCGAAGAAGTACGGCGAAAAGGTCGAGCATGAGCATGGCGGCGTCGGCGGCGGTCCGATCGGGATCGCGGTCAGCTTCATCCGGCCCAACAAGGATTGAGTTTCCCGAGAAGCTGGAGCCGCTGTTCCAGCCTCATCGGTACAAGGTGCTGTATGGGGGGCGTGGCGGGGCCAAGAGTTGGGGGGTTGCCCGAGCGCTGCTGATCGAGGCGGCAAGCCGGCCGCTCCGCGTGCTCTGTGCCCGTGAGATCCAAACCTCCATCAAGAACAGCGTCCACCAGTTGCTCAAGGATCAGATCGAGGCGCTTGGTCTCGCGGGGTTCTACGAGGTGCTGGAGACGGAGATCCGAGGGCGCAACGGCAGCCTGTTTCTGTTTGCCGGCCTCAAGCACAACGTGGCCAGCATCAAGTCGAAGGAGGGCCTGGATCGCGTTTGGGTCGAAGAGGCGCAGACAACGACGAAAGGCTCTTGGGATACTTTGATCCCGACCATCCGCAAGGAAGGCTCGGAAATCTGGGTGACGTTCAACCCAGAGCTGGACAGCGACGAGACGTATCGTCGTTTCGTGCTCAACCCGCCGGCCGATGCCTGCGTGCTTCGCGTGAATTGGGATGACAATCCGTGGTTCCCGGATGTTCTGCGTCGGGAAAAAGACGATCTCCGAGAGCGCGATCCGGATGCCTATCTCAACGTCTGGGAAGGCCACTGCCGCCAGGCGCTGGACGGCGCGGTCTATGCGGATGAGCTTCGCGAGGCGACGCAGGCTGGCCGCATCATGCGGGTGCCATATGACGCCACCAAGCCTGTTCACACTTTCTGGGATTTAGGCTGGGCCGACAACACGTCCATCTGGTTCGCGCAGGCGATCGGCTTTGAGTACCGGCTGATCGACTACTATCAGAACAGTCAGAAGGCGCTTCCGCACTACCTGAACGCCTTGCAGGAGCGCGGCTATATCTACGGTACAGATTGGCTACCGCACGACGCCTCAAGCCGACAGATGGCGACAGGCCGCTCCATTGAGGAGCTGATGCGAGATGCCGGCCGCGACGTCCGAATGGTGCCGCGCCTATCGCTGGCCAACGGCCTGAACGCCGCGCGAACCGTCTTCAACAAGTGCTATTTCGATGAGACCAAGTGCGCGGATGGCCTCCAGTGCCTGCGCCACTACCGCTACGAGACGGACACCGATCGCGGGACGCTGAAGGGCGAGCCCCTGCACGATTGGGCGTCTCACGGCGCGGACGCCTTCCGGTACTTCGCCATCGCCATGCAGGAACCGGTCAAGCCCTACGTGGCCCGACCGAAAGAGCGGAGAGACATCGCATGAGCGCCGAAGACCGCGCGGCCCAGCCGCTCACGCCTGAGATGCTTGAGGTCATCCTTCGCGTCGCGCGGGAGACGGCGCGTGAGGAAGTGCGCGCTGCCATGCATGCCGCCGAGCCC